TCCCCCCCCCCCCCCCCGATGTCAAGACCCGGTGTCAAGAACGTCGGCGCAAGCATATAGAACGTGTGTTCTATATGCTTCAAGAGTCTACCTCCCGAGTGAGCGCCGCCGCGCACCAATCAAAAGACCCGCCTCCATCACGGATGCGGGTCTTTTCTGCGTCCTGGGCGAGTAGCTACGCCTGACAACGCGACCAGAGTTCATCCATCGTCAGCCCGAGCACGGCCGCGAGTCGCGCGAACACCGCCACGTCATGCGGCTGGTTGAGTCCGTACTCCCACTTTCGATAGGTGCTGCTCTCGACGCCGATCTCGACGGCCACGTCAAGCTGACGCAGGCCGGCGGCCCGCCGCAGTTCGGCCAAGTGCCGGCCAAAGTCCGTCCGATACTTCGCCACCGTCACGCGCGGGCAGGGCGCGGAGAGGTCGCGCGACGCCCGCAGGTCGGTCATTCAGAGCGCCATCGCCGGGTGCTGCGTGACCGTCCCGTCCAGGTGGGTCATCGTGCCCGGCACGAAGCAATGCCCGCAGAACTCGCGGTCCTCAATCGGCACCCAGGCCAGCATCTGAACCGTCGAGCCGTCGTCGCGCACGGCCGTAGCGGTGACGACCTCACGCATCGAGCGGGCCAGCATCGTCGCCTCGGCCGGGCAGGGGTGGGCCGGCACGACTTCGATCGTGAAATCGCGGATGATCTGGCCGTCCTCGTCAAGCACGCGCTCGCCGTCGTCGTCCGTGATGACCCGCCACGCCAGCGGCCTCGTCGTCTCGGGGATGATCCCCTGGCACTTACGCATCGCTGGCCTCCGTCAGCGCCTTCCGGTCGGCGCTCCGCTTCAGGTCGAGCGCGTGGCGCACGTCGGCGCTGGCCGAGTACGGCAGGCCGGTCATGCTGGCGACGCCGTGCGCGAGTTGGTCGATGGCCCCGACCATGCCCTCGGTGTGCTCCGCAGCCTCGCGCAGCGATTGGACGTGCCCGAGCAGCAGCGACAGACACGCCGCCGTGAACTCTTCGAGCGTGACCGGGTTCTCGCTGTCCGAAAGATAGTGCGCCCAGGACTTGGGCGTCCGCTTGACTGCCATGATGCCTCTAACTCTTGATCGCCCAGACGACGGCGAACGACGGGATCGTCCAGGCGTCGGTCGAGGTCGCGCCGCCGCCGTCTGGGCCTCCGAAGCCGGTGTTTCCGGAGATGTCCATAGCGCCCGGACCGTGGGTATGGTTGGTGGGCCGAACCGACGTGCTGCCGGTGGACTGCACGCTGTTCGTGCTGTCTGTCGAGGCGGCGGTGTTGCCGCTGAGTGACATGTCCGAGCCGGAATGGCTGTGATTCTGCGTCGTGTGGGCGTGGCTCCACGACGCGCCGTAGGCCGTGTTCTCGTTCCAGGTGACGGTGAACGTGGTGCCCGCTCCGACCGGGATGCGGCCATCCATGTTGGGGCGAGCCGGCGAACCGCCGCCGTCGCAGCGGTTCCAGCCCGACGCGATGGCGGCGGCAGTCCGGAACGACGCGATCAAGCCGGCCGGCACGGCCACGCCCGCGCTGCGCCACTGGAACTTGCCGGAGGTCAGGTCGTAGTGCAGGATCTGGCCGTCCGACGCCGTGTTGTCGGAGTCGATCTCGTTGTGCTTCAGCTTGGCGAAGATCGGACGGATGACACCCGCGCCGATGTCTCGGGTGACGATGGGGAAGCCGGCGGCGGCACCGGGCGTGCCGGTGATCTTCAGACGGTCCAGCGCGACTCCCTCGACGGGAATGGAGCCGTTCGAGTCGGTGCCCGTCACCGTGCCGTTCGTCAGCTTGACATCGCCGTCGATGGCGTTGTCGGGAAGCTTCGCGGCCGGCACCGAGCCGTCTGCGAAGTCGGTGGCCGGGTCGAGCACCCGCCACACGCCGGCCACGCCAGACGTGCTGACCAGGAACTTGCCCGAAGCGCCCGGTGAGCCGCTCCCGACCCGCTGGTGAAGGTCGCGCAGCGGCTCGTAGATGTTCTGCTGGTAGAACGGCACGGTGATCGCCGTACCGGCGACGGGCAGGACCGGATCGTACCAGGGCATGTCAGCCCTCCAGGCCGTGGGCGAGGTTGTCGGCGCGCACGTCCTCGACCGACTCGCCGGGTATCCAGGCCCGATTGACGTACGGGCGCATCACCAGCAGCCGCTGGATCTCGTCTCGGTCGGCCGGCACGGCGACTGGTCGCCAGCGACCGCCGATGGCCGTGTTCCAGCAGTTGTGACAGTAGAAGAGCGGCAGCGCGAGCCAGACAGCCTCGCTCATGCCGCAGTCGCAGACCACGATCCAACGCCCGCCGTTGATGCGGGCGAAGATCGGGGCGTCCTCGGCCACGTCAGCGACCGGCGGGAGCGCGCGGCCGGTCGCGGCCAGCAGATCCCGCTCCCACGGCCAATCGAGCCGCTCGCAGCCGAAGAGCGCCGCCCCGTCGAGGATCGCGCCGACCGTCACTTCGGCCGCTCCGGCAGCGCCTCGACCAGCCCGTCAACGATGTCGGCCATACCATCGAGCACGTCAATCAGCGCCGCCTTCGTCGCGGCCGGCAGGGCGCTCGCCGCAATTGCGGCTCGCTTGGCAGCGAGTCGCTGCTTACGAACGTCAGCGGCAGCAGCGATTCGCTCGTCGCGGGTCGGCTGCGGCTCCGGGATCGGGTCGGCGGCGGCGTCGTGCTGCTCAACCGCCTTGGTGATAGCCGACTCATCAGCCTCGATCGGCACCCACATCTCAACCCCGTCCTCAATCAAGTTGAACAGGACTTGCGTTGTGGCGTACTTCTCGCCGTCGCGCTTGATCGGCGCGAGCGCGCTGTCTAGGTCGGCCAGATCACCGGCGAGACGACGCAGATTGAACTGACCGTGGAAGCGCAGCACCTTCTGCGTCGCCGCTTCCTCGACTGGCTTGGCTTCCTCAGCCGCGCTAACGTCTTCCATTGTCATCTCCCCAGGTAGACCGCGCCGAACGTCGTCACGCCGTCATAGTCGCCCATGTTCGACGGGTCCGGCCCATCGTGGTAGACGTTGTGCGTCACGTAGTCGGTCGTATTCGTGGTGATCGCCAGGGCGATACCGAAAGCCTGCACGTCGGACGAGGCGTGCTTGTAGTTCACCGGGAATGAGACAATCGTAGTTGCACCGCTGCCCGGCGCGAATCCACTCTGGCCTACGTATGTTGCGCCGGCGATATCGACGCAGATGGTGCCGACCAGCAGCCACAGGCCGATCTGCCGCAGATTCCAGCGGGTCGGATTGACCGATGTGCTGTGGCCGGCAGAACTGCCTGACGGGAAAATCTCGGTGACGTAGCTTGCGTCGGTGTAGGTGATCGGCACCAGCACCGCGCGGGCAGCGGATTGCGTCGTGATCTTCCGCGCCATCATCGCGTGCGTGTAGTAGTCGCCGGCGATGATGTTGCGGAATCCAGGGGTTGACGCTCCGGCGAACAGGGCTTGACCGTTGGTGCCGTTGACGATCTTGCTCGGGCCTACCGAGGTGACCATCCCGTCAACGATCTTCTGCATGGCGACCGTGGTGCCGCCGACCGTGGCCAGGACGGAGTTAGCGTCACCAGCGCCCGCGCCGGCCATCATGGCCGCGACGATCTTCTGGAGCGCGACCGTGGTGCCGCCGACCGTGGCGAGCACGGTGTTGGCGTCGCCTGCACCGGCCCCGGTCAGGTAGGCCGGCGACAGCTTGCCCCAATCGCTGGTGCCGGTGCCGGTGCCGCGAAAGGCGGTGTTGGCGGTCGGGGTGGACGCGCCTTTGCCCTGCTTCGCCTGAATCGCCTTGATGGCGCGGTTAGCGACGTAGTGCTGATCGGCGTGCAGGAACCCGGTCTGATCCTGGTTGTTAGCGGCGGTCGGCTCGGGGAGCGACGTGCCGTCGTCAAAGTTCGCGGGCCAGTTTGTATCCGGCACTTACAGCCCCCACAGGCCAGCGAGCGGATCGCTGTCGTTCACGCCCCACAACCCGGCACCGGGGTTGAGGACTGCCGCGTCGCCGGCCGGATCCCACTCGCTAGTGCTCCCGAGATAGAGGCCCGGACCCCAAATCGACCCGCTGGAGTCGGTCGATTTGGTGCATAAATAGGTCGCCGTGTGCAGTTTACCAGACCCCTTGAACTCGTGAACGATGCTTTCGATCCAGAAGTCGCCCGACCCGAGCGAGCCGGACGCCAGCCCCAGGTGCTGGTGGACGACCCGGATACGGTCGGACGGTCGCCGGACCGCCATCGCCGCCCGCTGGAAGCCGGTCAGGCCGACCACGCCGACTTCGACGGTCGGCCGCTGCTCCTGGTAGTAGAGCGCCACCGAGTCCACGACGGCCTGGGCGTACCCCTCCGACAGTTCGGCCCGCCCGCTGACCGCGTAGTCGTGCTCGTCGTACTTCGCCACCGAAGCCGTCGTGTCGATGCTCTGCTCGATGGTCTGCTCGGAGACGACGGTGACGGCCTGGGCGCGCAGACGGAGATTGCTCACCGTCACCGAGCCTGAGCCTGAAGCGGTGAAGCGGATCGCCACCGTCGTAGCGAACGCCAGCCCCGAGACGAGCGACACGGCCAGGGTCGCCGTGCCGCTCGTCGTGAAGTCGCCGCCGCCGGTGGACGGCACGACCGGGTTCTTGATCGGGTCGGTCAGCGTGGCGAAGATCGTTTTGGTCTGGCCCGACGAGAGCGTGAACGCCTGCCCGTACTGCCAGACCTGACCGGACGCCTGCACCGCCCGGTTCTTTATCTGCATCGTGACCCGGTTGTAAACCTCGCTGAAGTGCTGGCGATAGACCAGACTGGCGTGCCACGACTCGGTGGTGCCGTTGTAGTCCATCGGCGCGTTGTACGGGAGCGGCGCGTTGTACGGGATCGTCTGGCCGGTCTGGTCGTACAGGATCTGCTGCACCGAGTTTGAGCGGGTGGTGTTGGTGCGGTAGTTCCGGTTCTCGAAGTGGAACGTCCCGTCCGGCAGTTCCAGCACCAGCGACGGCGGGCCTTCGACGGCCACGAGATCGAGGATCGCCTGCCACGCGCTCTGCCCGTCGAGCCACCAGTACGCCAGGATCGTGTCGCCCGCGACCGGCAGACTCCGCTTGTCGGCGGGCCAGCCAATGTTGTCGAGAATCACCGTCATCGCCGCTGCGGTGTCGATGTTCTCGTACAGCGTCGTCTTGACGGTCTTCTTCGACAACAGTCGCTGGAGCGACCCCAGGCCGCGCACGTCGGTCCGCACCACGCCGATGTCCGGCTGGTGGGTGATGTCGTCCAGGGTGCCCTCGAAGAGCACCACGTCGGCCGTGCCGTTGTACAGCACTGGCGCGTTGTAGGCGACGTTCGCGTTGTAGAGGATCGTCTCTCCGACGCGCTCTTCGACCCGCATCGGACGGCCGGGCATCACCAACTGGTAGAGCGGCGAGTTCGAGTTCTCAGGCGAGAGCAGGCGGTCCTTGTTGATGAGCGCGCCGTCCGCAGCCGGCACCATCGGCGGCGAGAGCGGGCGTGCGGTGTCCCGCCCGAGCGCGATCCGCAGGCCGGGTTCGGCCAGCATCCGCGCCGTCACATCGTCGTATGTGCCGCTGAAGTCGCCGTTGTTCTGCCAGTCGATCTTGACGGTCGGGCGAGCCTTCGTGGTCATGCGCGCCCCCGCCGGAGAGCCAGTTCGCGGCCCTCGATCCACAGATCCTCGACCACTCGCCCGCCGATGATGACCGGGACGTGCATGACATCCTTCGCCTGCTGGCTCTTCCAGCCGGCCGGCAGCGGCACGATGGCCTCATCCTGCCCGGCCTCACCCGCTCGCAGGAGGGTGCCGCCGCGCCGGGCGCGCACGATGCCGCCCTCGGCCATCTCAGGGATGCCGGGGATGCCGTCGCCGCCCAGGATCGCCTGGATGTACTTCAGCGATTCCTCGTACGGGTCGCCGCGCTCCCAATGCCCCACGGCCCCGCCGCCGCCGTTGTACGCCACCAGCGCCTTGACCAGATCGTCGTACTCGCCCATGTGGCTGTTCATCAGCCGGGCGGCGTAGTCGAGCGAGTCGAACGGGTCGTAGACGTTGACGTTAGGGTGGTAGCGGCTCAGGATCTGCGCGATGCCCCGCGCCTCGTCTTCGCCGCGACTCGCGTACCGCCCCTGACCCCAGATCACGTCAGAGTTCCAGTTGGCCGACTCGTGGCGCATCTGCCGCATGAAGACCTCCGGGAAGGGGAAGCCGTTGCGGCGCGCGGCGTCCCGGGCAAGCTTGGCCCAATCGGAATCGTCCACGTCCACGCCCGAGAACAGGCCGATGAACTCCTTCATCGTTGACTGCGCGTCGGGGAAGATTTTCTTCACGCCGTTCAGGAAGCCGAGCATCGTGTTCTCACCGAGCGCAAACATGACGTGCGACGGCGAGCGGTGCTCCAGGCGGTCGCGGATGAACTTCGGAATCCAGTCGATGATCTTCTGGAACCAGTTCGCAGCCGTGCCCTCTTCCGACTCGTTGCCCCACACCGTCTTCAAGCCGTCCCAGAAGGCGTCGATCAGGCCGCGCCCCGACTCGAACAGCCACTTGACCTCGAACGGGTTGTTGGCGTCCAGGCCGAGCGCCCCGAAGATCGCCTTCTTGAAGTTGTTGAACCAGGGCGAGAGCGTCTCGGCCCAGAAACTGTTCATGCCCCCGAGCACGCCGTCGAGCACGCCCCGGCCAATGTTCTTCAGGTCTTCGACCCACGCCAGCCCGCCCTCGCCGTTCCAGCCGATGGCCCCGAAGATCAGGTTCTTCAGCCCCTGGAACCACTTTTCGAGGCCGTCCGTCGAGCCGCCCTTCCAGAACTCCTCCAGGCCCACCTTCAGCCCTTCGAGCACCGCCTTGCCGATGCTCTTCAGGTCTTCGAGCCATTCGAGCGCCCCGGACGCGCCGGTCCCGATCCAGCCGATGGCCTTGAACACGAGGTTCTTGAAGCCGCCGAACCAGCCCTCCAGCGTGTCGGTCCAGTATTTCGCCATGCCGTCCCGCAGCCCTTCGAGCAGGGCGGTGCCGATCTCCGCGAAGACGGTGGACGGCGACTGGATGCCGAACAGTTTCTTGACCGTCTTGATGATCCAGTCGGTCGCCTGCCCGAGATACGGCTCCAGCCACTTCCACGCGGCCTGGATGCCGTCCCAGATGCCCGAGAGCAGCGCGCCGCCGATCTCGACCGCGCCCTTCAGGATGGCCGGCACGGCGGTCGTCGCCATCCAGATCGAGACGGCCAGCAGTAGCTTCGCGAGTTCGGCCAGCACCAGCGGGATACGCGGGCCGACCCAATCCACAATGGCCCGTCCCCACTCGCCCAACTTGGTCACGAGCGCCGGCAGGCCGTCGCGGACGACCCAATTCAGGACCGCCAGCAGCAGCCGGCCGAGTGCGTTCAGCATCGGGAAAATCTTCGGAGCGACCCACTCCACGAACGCCAGCCCCCACCGGCCGAGCGCGTCCAACAGGTCGCCGGCCTTCGCGCCGAGCCATTCGATGGTCTTCGCCAGTAGCGACCCTAGCTTCGACAGGAGGTTCGGGATCTCGGGGATCACCCACTCCACGAACGCCGTGCCCCATTCGAGCAACTTGACGGCAAGCTTGGCGCTGGCCTCCCCGACCCAATCGAGCACCTGGACAGCGAGCGTCCCCAGGTTGTCCAGCAACGGCCCGCCGGCCGCGAGCACGCTCTCTCCCAGGAAGCCGAGCACGGAGAGCCAACCGCCCGTCTCGAAGGCGCTCTTCAGGCGATTGGTGAAGTATTCGATGGCCGCGCCCAACTTGCCGCCGAGCACGTCCTGAAGTTTGTTGACCAGCGAGACGCCGAGCGTCGCGCCGATGCCCGCGCCGATGGGGCCGAAGGCCGCGCCGCCGAGCACCGCGCCGATGGAGCCGGCGACGATCTGGAACCAGTTCTTGTCGATCCAGTTCTTGACGCCGCTCGACATCTTCTCCGCGAGCATCTTGCCCTGGTCTTCGGCCCACTTCTCCAGCGATGCGTCGGTCTTCCGCTGGTACGACTGCGGGCCGGTCGGCGCGGCGGGACCGCCGGCCCCGGCAGCGGCCTTCGCAGCCGCCTTCGCCGCGGCTTCCTGCTCCTTGATGGCCCGGACGTTCGCCTCGATCTCCGACTTGACGCCCTGGTACTGGCTCTTCAGTTGGTTCAGGTCTTCCTTCTGGCGGGCGAGCGAGTCCAACTGCGCCAGCATCGGGGCCAGCGTCGCGGTCTGCTCATCCTTGATGGCCTTGACCTGGGCGAGCACCTCGGCCTTCATGGCGTCGGCCCCCATGTCGTTGAGCGCCTGCTGGATGGTGTGCTCTTCCTTGCGGACCGCGAGCAACTCGCGCTCTTTGGCGATCTCCGCGAGCTTGTTCTTGTCCACCATCCCGTCGAGGTCGCGCTGAAGCCCGAGTTCCTTCTCGCGCAGTTCGAGGTTCTTCAGCTTGTGCTTGTTGTCTTCGGCGCGCTGCTTGTCGTCGTCCAGGGCGATCTGGCGACGCAGGCGCAGTTCCTTCAACTGCCCTTCGAGGCCGTCCGTGTCCTTGTGATCCTTCTTGGCCTGCTTGATCCGATCCTGAAGTTCCTGCTCCTGGCGCGCGAACTGCATCTCTTCGAGCCGAGCGCGCTTCCCATCGTCGTCAAGCTTGGCCCGCTCGCGCTTGATCGAGTTGATGTTGTCTTCCAGGCCGAGCGACTGCTGCTGCGCCTTGACGAGTTCGATCTGGCGCTGGATCTCGGCGCGACGGATCGGATCGCCCTTCGCGGCGACCTCGGCGCGGCGCAGTTCGATCTCCTGCAACTTGAACTGGAGGCCGATCTCCTTCTCGCCCTCGTTGCGCTTCTCTTCGATCAGCCGAAGTTGCGCTTCGAGCGGCCGGAGTTGATCCTCGTATCCGCGCTTCAGGTCTTCGACCGTCCGCTTCAGGCCGGATTGCTCCATGTCGATGTCGCGGACGGTGTTGGTGATCTCGCGGATCTTGCCGTCCAGGTCGGAGATCGCGGCCTTTGCCGGACCAAGCCCGCCCTTCATGCCCTCGCCGTACGTCTCCATCAGCCGCTTGCCGGCGTCGTCAATCGTGGAGAGCGGCCCCTCGGGCGGCGGCGAGTTGCCGACCAGGAACGAGGCGATGGCGTTGGCAACGGCGTCCACCGCGCCCTGGATGACGGCAGCGCCGCCCTCGGTGATGCCGCGTGCGTACTCTTCGACCAACTTCCAGCCGGACCCGAACATGTCGGAGCCGAACTGCTGCGCGGCCTTGACCGTCTCGGTGAACGCGGAGACGATGCCGCCGGTCAGGGTGGCGAACGCGCCGCTGAAGTCGCCGTTGGTCGCCTGCATGAAGGCAGTCTTGATCGCCTCCCCGATGGGCGCGAGGCCTGCCAGGAACCCCTTCAGCGACTCCAGCGCCGACCCCATGCCGACCTTGAACGCCTGCGTCCACGCCTGGAACTCCTTCGTCTGAAGGAAGTCCGCGACCGCGACCGTCAGCTTGGTCAGGTCTTCGTAGAGCGGCCGGAACGCATCTGCGAGCGTCTGCTCGGTCACGTCCTTGATCGTGGACATCGCCCCGGCGATGGTCTTGGACGCCTTCTCCATCAAGCCGGCACCCTCGTACGCCTGCTTCATGGCCTCCCACATCGTCGTGCCGGCGACCTTGCCCTCTGTGACCATCTTGCGGGCGGCGGCTTCCGAGACGCCGAGTGCCTTTGCCAGCACGGTCCAGGCGTCGGCCATGCCGCCCTCGATCAACTGGTTCATTTCCTCGGCCTGCACCTTGCCCTTGCCGAGCATCTGGGTGATGGCCGTGGTGATGCGCCCCATGTTCTCCTGGGACAGCTTCCCCGACGCGGCGGCGGCGTTGCCGATGGCCTGGATCGTCGGGATGATCTCCTGCACCGGCACCTTCGCCGCCGCCAGTCGCGGGGCCAGGGTGGCGAGATCCTTGAACTCGAACGGCGTCAGCGCGGCGAACTGCTTCAGGTCGGCCATGAACGCGCCGAGCGAGCCGTCTGCCTCCTGCACAAACCGAGAGAGGGAAATCTTCGCGCTGTCGATGGTCTGGTTGAAGTCGATCACCGACCCCTTCAGGGCACCGGCGACCGCCTTGATGCCCTCGAAGGCAACCTCGAACACCTTGAAGCCGGCCGCGAGGCTCATGCCCTGCTTCATGGTGTCCAAGAAGCCGGCGACTTCCTGCTTGGCCCCGGCCATGCCGGTCTTCAGTTCGCCGGTTTCGGCTCCGACCGTCACATAGACGCGCGAGATTTCCAGACTCATCGCTGCTTCGCCTGATTCTCTCGGGCGATCATCTCGGCCGAGTTGGCGTCAAGAATCCAGTTCACCCAGGCGTAGCAGTCGGCCGTTTCCGGGACGCCGGCAAGGACGCACGGGTGGACGTTCACCAGCCGTGCGGCCTTCACCACGTCGTACCAGTCGGGCACGGACCCCATCAGGCCGTCCGTGCTCAGGAACTGGCAGAGCCGTCGCCCCGGCGTCGGTTTCCCACGTCGCCCATGATTGCGCCGGTGATGGCGAACAACAGGTCGAGCGGGAAGCCTTCCAGAACGTCGCGGGAGAACTGGATCTTGACAGGCTTCGATCCGGTGCTGTCGATCACGTCCCAATCGAGCACGAGGCCCGAGTCGGGCTTGCCGGGCTTGCCGCCCAGGACGTTCAAGAGCGCGTCGAAGACCTCGTCCAGCGTCACGCCGGGCGTGTCGTCGGCCTCGGCCGCGTCGTCGCCTTCCTCGGACCCCTCCAGCGCGGCCTTCGCCTCGTTGGCCGTGGACTGGAGCCGCCCCAACTCGTTGTGCAGGCGCGAGGAATAGCGGTGCGGCGCGTACGTGACCGAGAACTCGATCTGCTCGTTGTCGCTCGGGTCGGTCCACTTGACGAGCGCGTCAGCGGCCTTCCGCTGTAGCTTCGTAAGGTTCAGTGGCACGGTTGCTGCCCCTTCTTCCGGCGGCGCGCGGGGCGGCAGCGGGCTTGATGTGTCGTGTGTTGCCGGCTGGCCGTCGATGGGTAGGCCAACAGCCAGCCGGCGAGTCGCCTTAGAGGCCGGTCAGCGTATTCCGGACGCTGATCTCGAACGGCTTGCCCCAGGTCGGATCTTTGATCGCGGCCAACGGGAACTGCGCCGCGAACACGTTCGACTGGTCGCCCAGGCTGCTCGGTGCCTTCACCTGGGCGGCGAAGTCGATGCGGAGCCGGTAGTAGAGGCTCCCCTCGATCAGACGGCCGATGGTTTCGATGCGGAAGAACCGCGTCTCGTTGTCCCGGACCCGCTCCAGCAGGGCCATGCCCTCGGAGTCGGCCGACACCATCAGCGTGCCCTCGGCAGACGGCACCGTGTCCACGGTGTCGGACCACGACTCCTGGTCAGCGTCGAGCGTCCAGAACGGCGCACGCCGACCAGCGATCCGGAACCCGGTCGCCATCGCGCCGGTCAGCTTGGTCGTCCCCAGGCCGGCGTAGGTGTCGTCCATGTAGACCTTCGCCGTGTTGCCCAGGACCGGCACCAGCGACAACTGCGTGGGCGCGACGCCGGGGGTCGGCGTGGTGACGGCGACGGTCGGAGACGTGCCGGTCAGCGAGCCGCCGTCAGCAGTCATGGCGTTGACGTTGGTCTGGCGGTACTGGCCCCGGAACTCCACGTCGTACGGCCCGCCGGCGACACCCGTCACCACCACGTCGCCAACGTCGATGTTCGAGAGCGCCTCCAGCGCCGCCTGCACGGCCGACGCCGCCGCGTTGTAGGCGATGGTGCCGGTTTCCTGGGCGTCGAACGTCAGCTTGAACGTGCCGCCGGTGGCGTTGGTCAGCGTGACCCGCTGCACCTCGTTCGTGCTCATCTGCACGTCGTCGGTGTACTTCTGGGCCATCATCGCACCCGAGAGGTTGACGCCCTCCCGCCGGAACTCCAGGCCGAACTCGGTGAAGCAGGCGTGCTTGACGCGAGCCGCGCGCCGCTTGTCGCCGTGCTCGACGGTGTACGAGCGGTACTCGTCGGCGTTGTTGGCGAGCGGGGCGAAGACCCAATCGCGGGTGTTGGTGCCGCCGCCAGGGGTCGTTGGCGTCACGTCGCGGATGATCGACGCCAGGGCGTACGGCAGTTCCTGGTAGCTTGCGCCGCCGCTGACGGCCAGCGAGGACGCATCGTTGCCGATGCTGGTGCCCGACAGCCAGAGATCACCGGAGGGGCGATGCTCGTTCGTGGTGATGTCGAGGCTCGGGGACAACTGCATCGCCGCAAGCTTTTTCAGGGCTGCGACGGCGGTCCCGCGTGCGGTCAGCGACTCCGCGCCGATCTGGATGGTCTGAAGAGCACTAGGCCGTGGGGCCATCGGTCAACCCTCCTGCGAGGCTCTGACCGCTGCGGGTGCTCGCCAAAATCTTACACGGATCGACGGGGGCTACGACGTTGATTGGACCGAGAGCACGTAGACGCCGCCCTGGTGGCGGTAGATCGTCCCATCCTCAGCCGCTTCGATTTCCTCGAACGGCCGCTCGCGGTGGCAGGCCAGCACGACGCCGCCGGTGACGGTCATGACGGCCGCATCCTCGGCGTGGTCGAGCAGGGCATCCACGCGCGACATCGCAGCCTCAAGCGCCGTGATGTCGGTGTCGCGGATGATCCCGCGCACGATGAACCAGACGTTGACGTAGAAGCGGACGTTGTTGACGCCCCGCACGTCCTCGCTGGTCATGTGCGACCAGAGCAGGCGCGGGAAGGTGGCCAGCTCGTCCTGCGGCACCGGGTCGTCGTAGAAGCGGCTCCCGAACGTCGCCTGGAGCGTGGCGTCGCCGGAGAGCCGCCCGTACAGCCAGCGGCGGGCGATGGTCGTCTCGGGTGTCATCCTCGGATCTCGTCGGCAACGGTGCGGGCGGCAGTCGCCCGCTCGGCTTCGGCGGCGCGCTTCATGTAGAACTTGCCCGACACCCACCCGCCGCCGCGATGGTGGAATCCGACCTCCTGGGCGAGATCGTACGGCGTGTTGGGCGCGACCACCCGCTGGAGCGGGGCCGGCTTGGTGACGTTGATCGAGCGCATCAGGGTCCGCGTCTTCTTCGGAACGAACTCCATCGCGCGGGCCTGGACGCGGCGCGCGACCTTCTCGACGCCAAGATCAGCCCGAGCGATGACCTGGGCCACAAACTCGGGCATCTTGTCGAAGACCAGCCGCGCGCCAACCTTGACCACGATCAGCCCTTCAGCGCCCGCGCGATGTCAACGCCGCCCTCGGCTACGAGGTAAGCGACGACGATGGGCACGATCTGGGAGATCGCGGCGTCGGTCGTGATGGTGCCCTGGAGCGCCCCGCCGGCGATGGTGAGGATCGTCCCGATGGCGACCCACAACTTCCGACTCTTCATCTTGTTCACAGTTGGTCCCTCCTGGCGCATCTCCATGCGCTGGTACAGCCCGACGACGTACGGATCGTTCATCGCGGGCGGGGTTTGGCGTGGGCGGCGGCTTCGATGGCCGTCACCCGCGAGTCGATGGCCTTCATGTCCTCGGTGTTTTCGCGGACCTCACGGGTCAGCCCCGCGACCGCGCTGGCTACGTCGTTCATGGCCTGAGTGTTGGCCGACAGCGCCTTCAGTAAGACGCCGACCAGCCGCTGATAGGCGACCCACAACCCGCCGATGCCGACCGCCATGATCCCGTACCGCTCGAAGATGTCGGATGTCGGCAGGCCGCTCGTGACGACATCGACCGCAGCGAGGGCCAGGACCGGGGAAGACGCGACGACGCCCTCTAGGATCGGGTGCATCAGAGAACCTCCGAACAGAGCAAAACGAGCCGCTCGTGCCGCTCTTCCGGGTCGATCACGGCGGCGATCTCGAAGCGCCGCCCCTGGTAGGCGACGCGCATCCTCGGGGTGACGCCGCTGCGGTGACGGATCGTCACCCGGTGCGACAGGTTCGACTGCATCTGTTGGGCGCGCAGCAGTTCGCCGCCCGAGAGCGGTTCGACCGACGCCCAGACAGTCGCTACGGTGGTAGGAGCCGCGCTGGTCTTGCCGCCGACGCCGTTCGAGGACGTGGCGACCGACTGGAGCGTGACGCGGCGACGGAGCTTGCCGGCCTTCATCATCAGATCAGCACCGTGCGGTAGGCGCTCAGGGCGTCCTGGGCGTCCTGGGGCAGCAGCACGCGGCCGTCGCGGTTGCTGCCGCCCTCGCGGTTCTCGTAGAGGTACGCCGTCGTGATGAGGATGGCGTCCTTGATCTCGTCAGGCACCGCTGCCGCATCGGCCCAGCCGGCCGTGTAGGTGAAGACGAGTCCGTCAATCGAGCGCAGCATGATCGGCCAGACCGACGAACTCTTCAGACCAACCTTGCCCGGCCGGGCGTTGGTATCGACCCAATACGCAGACGCCGCGAGCGTCTCGGACGTGCCGTCGTCGTTGTAGCCGATGATGCTGGTCACGCCGATCAGCGGGTAGCGCGGCAGTTCCACGATGCGGCCCCACCGGCGATCAGGTCCGTCCTGGGTCCACCAGCGGTACGCCTCGCCCGAGAGGCTGTCCACCGGCGGGCCGTCGATGGCGTAGCGGAGCGTCTGCGGCAGGCAGGCCACTCGTGCCCATTCCTCGACCCGGCGGCGGGCGTTCTTCAACAGGCGGGCGATCAGCGCGTCGTCGTCGCTGTCGTCCACCCGCATCCACAGTTTCGCGTCGGCCGTCGTGACCGGCTCGGAGGCCGGCTGCGACGTGACCGTCAGACTGACCATGACTAGACCTCTCCGGTCCCATCGGTCGGCGCTGCTGGCGGCTCGACTTCGCCGGACGCCACGGAAGCGCCCGTAGGCGCGTCAGGATCGTCCGATTCAGACGGGTCGGCCGGTGGGCCGTCTGGCGGGATCTCGGCCTTCTCGGTGGGCGCTGCTTCCTTCTTGGCCCGCTTCGGGGCGGGCCGTGCGGCCGGGGTGCTCTCAACGACGGTCAGCGAGTTGGAGCGCAGCCAGAGGTCGCCCTCGGGGGTCCGCACCTGACAGCCGAAGATGCCGGCCGCGAGCGGGCGCATGGCGATGACTTCGCCTTCGATCCGGACGATGGTGCCTGGGATGATGTCCACGAACGACTCCTACGAAAACGGCCCCGGCGGTTGAAGGGGGAGAACCGCCGGGGCCACGACTCACGGCTCAGCCGGGGGCGACGACTTACGCCGGAGCCTTTCGGGGGAACCCGCGCACCACGGTCGCCCCGTAGACGCCGCCGGTGGTGGTGCCGGCCACGACCACCGGCACGCGGATGTACCGCTTGCTGCCGATGTAGCCGAACTCGAAGACGGCGTTGTCGTGCGCGGCCGTGGTGTCGAGCACCGGCTTGCTGCCCACGATGTCGGCGGCGGCGACCGCCGTCCAGGCCGAGTTGTCGGCCGACTCTTCGAGGCCGATGGTGTGGGTGCCGTCCGTGATGACCCCGGTGATGACCTGGATCATCGCGCCGTCGAAGCCGGCCAGATCGACGGCCGTGGGCGACGCGACGCTGGCCGTGCGGGCGGCGAAGGCCAGCGAGATCGCGGTGCTCAGGAGTTGATGGAGCGTCTTCATGGGGGCGTTCCTCCTTAGTAGGCTGGATGGCGGCAGCGGGAGAGTCGCCCCTCCCGCGCTGGCGTCAGCGGCTTACGACCACTTCAGCCGGATGAACGCCTCTTCGAGTACGGGCATCCCGTCCACTTCCTGGCGACCGATGAACCCGACCTCGTTGGTGGCCGCGTACAGTTCCACCAGCCGCTGCACCTGGAAGCCGAGCACTTCCGCGATCCAGTAGAAACTGAAGTCGGCCAGCATCCCGACGTAGTTCGAGCCGCTCATGGTCTTCGGCGCGAACTCGGAGAGCGTGTACGGCTGGTCGAGGATCATGTTCGGCAGATCGCCCTGGAGGCCCGGCTGCCAGACGTACACGCCGTTGAGATCCTTCAGCTTGCGGACCTCGCGCAGCACGTCCCGGTGGAACATCCAGCGGGCGCGGGCGTAATACTGCGGCTTCAGGGTGTACTTCGCGGCGATCAACTTGTCGGCGTCGAGCGCGGACGACGTGGACACCACCACGTCGCGGCCAGTCGAGATGCCGTCTGCCGAAGCCGTGAAGACGCCGAGCGGCTGCTGCGAGCCGGTGCCGGTCAGGAAGCCCTTCTCCTGGGTGACGGCGAACTTGTAGGCCAGCCGCTCCCGCACGAACGACTCGGGGTTGATGACCCGCGCCCGCTGGAGCAGCGTATTGCTGACCTTCGTCCGCTTCGCCATCGGGTGGGGACGGAGGGCGCGCTTGCCGAAGCGGAGCGCCGTGTCCTCGGACCCGGTGCCCAACTCGGTCGTCCACTCGGCGTCGTCCATGTCGGTGTCGAAGGTGGGCACGCCCAGGCTGTCGGCGCTGTCCACCGGGATCACCGTCCCGAACTGGCGCATGAACACCGCGTCGTCCACGAAGCGGATCAACTCGGCGCGGAACTGCTCGGGCGCGGTCAGGAACCCGCCCAGGTCGTCCGTGTTGCCGACCAGCGTCTTGTACTCTTCGCCCGACAGGAACTGCGGCCCGGCCTTGATGAACTTGCTGAACGCGCGCTCCTTCGCGGCCTCGGACTCGGAGATGCCGCCGGCCTGCGCGAGCAGCCAGACCTGGGTGGCGTAGTCCAGCCCCTTCATGCCGCGCACGGCCGCGACGATGCGGGCACGCTCGTCGGCCGGCAGCGCCTTCTCTTCGGTCACGACGGGCGTGATCGGGAGTTCGGACGCCGGCTGGCCGAACTTCTCCAGCAGCGCCTCGGCGCGTGCCTTCTGGGAGGCGCTGGTCTTCTCGGCCGACGCCTGGGCGGTCTTCGCCTCGGCCTCATCGAGCAGGCGGTTGATCTGCTCTTCGACCTCGGACGGGCGGGCCTTGCCCTCGTAGGTGTCGATCAGCGCGCGGGCCTGATGGGTTAGTTCCCCGGCTTCTTGAAGAAGCGTCTTCACAACGTCCCTCCCCTGTGGGGTGGGGCGCTGCCCGCATGGGGGCTGGCCGCGTGCTATTCGTGGGACCGACCCTTAGCGGGCCGGTCGTGGCTCCTTCGACAAGATCGTGACCTTGCCGTCGATCCCGACCTGATAGCGAATGGTGTTCTTGCACCGACAGTTGATCTGATGCGTCGCCGGGTCGAGGGCCGGCGTCTTGCGGTCCCAGAGCATCCCGCAGCCTGGAAGCGGGCACCGAATCTCGATCATCGACTTGTCAGGCACGGAGTTGCTCCTGCTGAAGCGCCAGAACGCGGAGGCGGGTCTTCGCATCGAACGACACCGGCGCAACCTCGGACTCGCCGTCGTCCTTGCCCTCGCCGCTGTCCGACTCGTCGTAGAGCGCCTTCAACTCGGTGACGGCGTTCTCCATGTGGCCCATGCACTTGCCCAGGCGCTCGCGGTTGCCGCGCGAGATCATCCGGCCGATCTTCTCGTCCAGCGCCTTGACGGCCGGCACGAACGCCTGCTCGACCTCTACCGACTCACCAAGCGACGGCGAGCCGTCCTCGTTGAATGAGTACGGCACCTGGAAGTACCGCTCGCGAGTGACGGACGGCCCCTCGTCGTCGTAGTTGTAGGCGCGGAAGACGAGGCGGTCCGGGTAGGTGGCGACGATCCAGCCGCTGCCGAAACGAGTCCGGCACATGGTCGCCAGCATGCCGGCCAGTTCCTCGTAGGAACCCCGGTACGCCTTCGTCTCGACGGCCGGCTCGTCGCTCTTGGCCGAGACGGTCACGGTGGACTCGTTCGCGCCGACCAGCACCGGCGACCACTCGTGCAGCCGGCCCTTCACCAGATCGCGGACGCCCTTCGCGTCGTAGCGGTCCTCGGTGACTTGGTAGCCGATGCTGTACTGGTCGATGATGCCGTGCTTGATGTCGGAGAACGCCTCGCGACCGCGCTGCGTCTCCAGGTTGAACTGGCTCTTGATGTACAGCCCGCCCAGGTTCTTGAGCGACGGCGGCAGAGCAGGGTCGCCCGGCGCAAGTTCGCGGGCTTCGAGCGTCTTGGCGACCGGCTGCTTCCAGTCGTGCATCCAGACGCCCTTCGGGAGACGGGCGGCGATGGAGTCCTTGAAGAAGCCGGGCAACACCCGCTCCTTCTGGGAGTCCACGTTGCCGAAGACGCTGACGATGGCCTCGACCACGCCGAGATCACCCTCGGTCGTCGCGGCCTTGATCTCCGTCTCGAACGTGCGCCGAATCAGATCCACGGTGCGCCCTCCTGCTCAGGACGGGGCGCACGGCCGCTGCTGGCTGACATCTGCATGCTACCAGTTACGATCCGGGGCGGTCAAAGTGACCGCCTTTTGTTGCCACATGTGATCGCACGTAGCGGAGCACCTGTTCGAGCGTGACGCCGCCCCAGGCCAGCGACGAGCGGTCCGGCCAGCCGATCTTGACCACCCACCAGCCGCCTTCGTCCACGATTCGGCCTCCCGGAGACACGAACTTGGCCGGCGGCGAGTACGTGATCTGAATGTGACAGCCTTCGAGCACCAGGGCGTCGAGCGCGCGGACGCCGGCCATCGTGACCAGCGGGCGGCTCGGCGTGCGGACCTTGACCGGCTCGGCGCGGAACAGGCTCTTCACGGCGTCGATGATCGCCCGTCCGACCTCGCGGAAGAAGTCGAAGACGGCCGCCACCATGTCCTTCACGATGTTCACGACTGCCCTCCCTGCGCCGCCCCGAGCACCGACTTCTGGTAGTCCAGCGTCAGGGCCAGCGCCTCATCGCGGGTCAGACCCGCCTCGACCAGCGTCGCGTGGTACGAGGCGACGGTCCGCGCAAAGTTCAGCATCGCCGCCAACCCCTGGTCGAAGTCGGCGTTCGTCTTCAACTCGCGGGCGATGTCGTCCAGCCCGCCCATCAGGACTGGCCTGCCATCGCCGCCTTGATCTTCCGGATGATCGAGCCGGGCGCTTCGCTGGTGAAGACGGCGTTCTCGTCGCCGCCGTTCTGCTTCAGGACGATGGCCGTCTTGACGATGGGCGACGGCGACAGCGCGGTTGGGGAGGAACTGACCAGCAGGACCGAGCCAGCGTCGATGTACACGTCGGCCGTGGCGATGATCTCTTTGGTGCGGGTGTTGACGATGATGCTCCTGACCCTGAACGGGTGCATGGTGTCCTCCTTGCCGACCCGCGTCCGTTACACTCGGCGCGGGAGGCTCTATGCGGTGGATGGCGTTACTGGCAGTCCTGTTCTCGTTGCTGGCGTCCGAAGCGTCGGCCCAGGAGATGTACGCAACGGACCTGATGCCCCCGAAAGAGGCGATCCCGGCCGGCTTCGTCTACTTGCCGTCCGAGAGTTGGCTCTGCTGCCAGGGGATGGCGATGGAACGTAGCTACGGCAAGACCTCGAACCGCTGGAAGGTCAGCGCCGTCGTGCTGCCGACCGCCGAAGATGCCGTCGCTCGCTGCCAGGAGATCGTCGCGGGTCGCCCCGGTGAGATCACCGAAGAGGCCGGCTACGGCGAGCGGGCGTGGCGCACCATTCGACAGACGCCCCTGATCCGGTTCGAGTCGCTCTACTTCCAGCAGGGCGGCGTCTGCGCTGGCGTGTCTCAGGAGGCCGACTCGCGCCTCGACCCCGCCGAGCAGGCAGCGAACCTGGAGATGCTCGTCAGGCTCGTGGAGTCGAAGGCGCTCGGTCGGTAGCATCAGGCGCGCTCGCCCAGGTCGAAGACGTGGCGGGTCGCGAGGCCGTAGTTGTAGCAACTCTCAAACTCGAACGAGCCGACGTAGACGGCCCCGTCCGGCACGATCATGTGCGAGCCGATCACATCGAACTCGCGGACGACCCTCGGCGCGGCCTCGTCTTCGAGCACGGTCAGCACACAGCCGAAGTGTCCAGCCGGGGCCGTCACCCTGAGCAGTTGCGCGCCCTTACGGAGCGAGAGGGCCATGTGGCCCGGCGCGAGCGGGTAGGTGTTGACGATCCTCACGGCTGGCCGTCCCTCTCGACGCCGTAGCGAGCGCAGTCCTGCGAGCAGAAGTGGAGCGGCTCTGCCCGCTCGTCGGTGACGTGCTTGACGATCCACCAGCCGGCCGGCACGTCCTGGTAGCGGCCGGTCGGTGCCTCGGCGTCGCACTCCACACGGTCGCAGCGGATGACGCTGATCGTGACCGTCGCGACCTGTTCTACGGTCTTCAATGCAAACATCGCGGTCCCTACCTGGAACGCGGGAGCGCCTGCACGACGCGCTCGCAGATGGCCTCGGCCGTGTCAGTGCAGAACACATCGCCCTGGCCTTCGATGTGGACGAGGGTGCAGTTCTTCTTGACCGGCGCGATGGCGGCCGGGATGGCCGTAGCCGAGACGAAGGCCGACGCCAGGAAGTAGAACGGCAGCACGCGCGGCTTCGGCTCCGCACCGACGAACGCCGGCGGCTCGGGCGGGTGGTTGATGGCGTAGACGGAGGTCTTGACGATCACGGTTCCCCCTTCGAGTGGGCTGTCGCGCTACTGAGAATCGCCCGGCGGGACGAACTGCGTCAGCGCGACGAACTTGACGCAGCCGTAGGTGGGTTCGGTGGCGAGACGGGCGTAGGTCTGGACCCGTTCGCCCGAGAGCGGACGCATCCGCACCAACGCGGCGATGGGCGAGACGGGCTTGCCGATGTGCTCGACGCCCTCGACCGCCTTGCAGTAGCCGAAGCCCGCCCCCGGACTCGGCTCCCAGAAGCGGCAGTTGGCGCAGACCGGCTCCATCAGAACGGCACGGTGATAACGGGCCGCGTCCAGCCGCCCTCGACCAGACTGACCACGTTGGCGCGGTGCTCCGGCAGCACGTCGCGATAGGCTCTCGCCCGGACCAGGAGGTGTGGGCGGGTCTTCCACCACTCGATCACCTCGACGGTGACAGGACCGGCGATGACCGTCTGCTCGCCGGAGACGCGCCGCACCCACCGCTCGGCAACCTGGGTGATGTGGTCGGCGTCGAGCAGGGCGTAAGCGCCGTCTTCCGGTGACCACGCGCCGAGACGGTCGCGGCGAATGCGGAGGGTGACGACGAAGCCGCCCAGGATGTAGGCTGCCTGCGAAGCTTCCATCAGAACGGCAGCGGCGGCAACTTGCCGGCGAGGCCGACCGATGCGAGCCGTCCCTTGCGGCGGGCAAACTTCTTGGGGTCGGTCGATCCCCAGGTCTTCAGGTACGACGCGCGGTTGCTCGACTTACTCGGCCGGATGCGTGACTTCCGCATGATGCCTCCCTCGGTCAGTCCACGATGGGGATGAAGGCGCGGCGGCACCTGGGGTGGGCCAGGAGGTTGTTCGCCGCATGCGCCAGCGTCCAGGTCTTGCCGTTGGTCTTCTTGCACTCGTCGTCGTAGTCGCCGTCGTGAACCTTCACCTTCGAGACGACGCCCGACTTGGCGTAGGAGAGCAGTTGGCCGGCGTTGTAGGCGTTGCCGCTCTCGGTGAGCGCGATGGTCATGGCGCGGTTGCGGTACGTCTGCTCAACGTGCTCGCGGACCGCCTTCGCCAACTGGTCGGGGGACGCGCCGCCCTCGCGGCCGAGCATCTTGCCGATCAGCGAGCGGATGTCGGCCTTCGTGGTGTCGGAGATGCCGACGATCCGGGAGGCCAGGGTGTCGAGCACGTCCTGAACCTCGGGCATCGGCCGGCTGAAGGTCGCCTTGACGCCCAGGAACGGGGCCAGATCGGCACCGGCGGCGTTGAGCGCCTGTAGCGTTGCGTCGTCCAGGGCGTCCTTCACGTCGTCGTGGTCGAGCACGTCCAGCCAGACGGTGATGTCGTCTTCTGTCGCCTTGTACCGGAATGGTTCCGGGCCGAAGTGCAGGACAACCGCGTCCGTCTCCTTCTGCTGGATCGCGCCGACGACCCGATCACCCATCCGCTTGAACGACAGGAACAGTTGCTCGGTCAGGGCGTCTTCGATCCCCTTCAGTGAGGCGTCGCGCTTGCGGACCAGCGTCTCAGCCGAGAACGGGCGGCGGCGGGCCTTCGCGCCCTTCGGAGCGTCCTCGGGGTCTTCCTCGTCGTCCGCTCCCTCGGGATCAGCCTTGCCCGGCTTCAGCGCCTCGGGGATCTCTTCGACCACCACGTCGGCGCGCGGATCAGTGTCCTTCGGGAAGTTCATCCCGACGCGAGCCTCGTTCAGCGAGATGATGCGGTCACGGCGGGCGGCTCCCAGGCGAGTCCAGAGCGCATCCACGTCCTCGGAGAGCGAGCGGACCTCGCTGGTGTCGAAGGCGGCGTAGTAGCTGTCGTCGTCGGTGAAGTCGGCGTACAGCAGGCCGAGCGTGAAGGCGTCAGCGACCAGATCCCACCGGGGGATCAGCGTCGTCTCGGTCCAGAACTGCTTGAGCGTGGTCGCATTCGAGTAGGTCGCGGAGTCCAGGCCCGCGCCGAGTCCGGCCAGGATGGCGGGCACTTCGTACGCGGCCGAGATCCGCGTCTCGGGCACCCGGCGCAGGGCGGCGTCTGCGAGTTCCGAGAGGTTCAGGCCGATCCGATTGACGGCCATCTCGCTGCCCTCGGCAATCATGATGTCGCCGCGATTGTCGCCGCCGAAGCGGGTGCGGAACTGCTGCTGGATGCGCTGGAAGGCGTCTTCCCGGAGGTTGCCCTTGACGGTGATGACCGTTCGGGGCGTGGCGTCGTTCTTCAGCAGCGCGTGGACGTAGCGCCCGGCCTCGTTGTCGGTGTCAACCTCGCGGGCGATGGCGACGATGGGGCTGAGGCCGACCTGGGGCTGGCGCGGGTCCGGTGCCCACCGCAGGACGATCACGTCCTCGGGCTTGATGGTCGGGTCGAGACGGAAGGTGCCGGTCTGGTCGAGCGTCTTGTAGCCGACGATCCAGTTCCGGGAGTCCAGCACCGGCTGGATGACGCCGGGATGGAGCGGCCACAGTTCGACAGGCGTCCGGCCGTCCACGGCCGAGCGGCGCTTCAGCACGTAGCACGTCCCGCCGATGGCCTTCCAGGTGTAGACGAACGACATGAACTCTTTGCGGCCCATGTGCGGGTTCGGTCGGTTCAGCAGCCGCGTGAACGGATGGTTCGGGACGATCTCGGAGCCGTTGGCGGTGCGCTTCTTGACGACCATCGGCGGCTCGGGGAAGGCCAGCGCGCCGGCGCGGATGCACGAGAAGACGGCGCTGTTCTTGCGGTAGCCCTCGCTGACGAGGGTGTCCCACGCCTGATCCATGACGGGGGCGTCCTGCCACGGCATCGTGAAGCGAGCGACCGCCGATTTGGTGCTGGCGAGCATCCTGCCGAGAGCGTCGAGCATCGGTCCTCCCGTGCTGATGGTAGCACAGAGATGCCGTGTTGACCGCCTGTTGATGTCACTATGCCGACAGTGAGCGGACGCGAACCTCGGGCGTGCTGCGGTAGGCCCACCATGCGATAGCGGTCGCCATCACGCAGTCGTCGTGCATGCCTTCGGGGGCGCTGTAGCGGAGCATCCCGCTGCCGGCCCGCTCCGACTCGAACGCCTGGAGTTCGCCCAGGTAGATCGGGTCGTTGATCGTCTCGATCTCCCGCCGCTCGTAGGCCAGTTGCAACGCTTCGATGGCCTCGACTTTGCTGGAGGCGGTCGTCATGAACGGCTCGATGGGCAGGCCGTCGCGGTACTCGCCCTCCCGCCAGACCTGATCGGCGCGTGGATCGACCTCGAAAGCCAGCACCCGGCCGTGTCGAACCTCCCGCAATGGGTACGGCAGGCGGTCCGGATCGACCACGGTCAGCGTGTCCAAGTGGCCGTCGCGTCGGAGCATGAACGTCTGACTGCCACGGACGGCGATCCGGACGTAGGCCACGTCGGGCTGCTCGCGCTTCTCGGGCCGCATCAGGCTCTCGATGATCGGCACGCCGATGCTGTTCGCCTCGGGGGCGACGACCTCTGGCTCGAACAGGTCGTAGAGCGCCCGCAGCCGGCCGGTCTGGACGGCGTAGTCGATCATGTTGAACCGCTCGACGCGGACCACGCGGCGGCAGCAGGCGTCGAGCACGACGATCACGGTGAAGTCGTTCAGCTTGCCCCAATCGACGCCGAAGACGTACCGATGGCCCGGCACCGCCTCTTCCTGGTACTCGGCCACGGCCTGCTCCGCGACGAAGCGGAAGACGCCGTTGGTGTCGTCCAAGAATTGCGCCATGTGCTCTTGGAGGAAGATCAGTTCGGGCATCGACGCGCGGGCGTCGTCAATCTCGGACGGCGGGATGAACGGATTGGCCGTGGTCGGGAAGTGGAACGTCTTCCAGAGCGGCTGCACCGCGTCCAGGCCGCGCTGGTAGACGTGCCAGAACCAGTTCCGGCCCTTCGGCGTGCTGATGAAGAGCGCCTTGCCCTGGCGGTCAGCGAGCGCCGGCCGGATGACCTCGGTCCAGGCCCGCTCTTTGATGAACGCGGCCTCGTCAAAGACCACGAAGTCCAGACCCTCGCCGCGTAGGTTGTCGGGGTCTTTGGCCGACTTGCAGCGGACGAAGCCGCCGTTCGGGAACTCCACCGAGAAGTCGCCGTCGCGGATGTCTGCGCCCGGCACCTTCTGGGCGACGGCCCGGACCATCCTCCAGCCGATCACGGCGACGCCGTAGGTCGGGGCGACCCACCAGCACTTCTTGCCGGCCGCTGCGAGCAGGATGCAGAGCAGCGCGCCAAGCTTCGTCTTGCCGAAGCGGCGACCGGCTGCGACAACGACGAAGCGGACCGTCGTCTCCAGCAGCGTCTTCAGGATCAGCGTCTGGCCCGGATGGGTGCGCGGCGGCTTCAGGACGATCCGCTCGGCCCCTTCCGGGACCGGGACGCTACTCCGGCGGGACGGCATCGGCCGGCACGTCTGGCTGCGGCGAGTGCATCTCCCAGGCGTCGGTGCCGTCGCCCCATTCAAGCTGAACGGTGACGGTCTTCTCCCGGTCCGCGACGCTGACCTCGGCCTTGCCAGTTGGGGAGGCGTACAGCCCGAGCAGGCGGGCGCGCATGCCCATCATGCCGGTCACGCGGTCGAACGCCATGTAGTCGCCGGCGACGGCCTTCGGCCAGAGCTTGGCGAACAGTTCGTCCAGGCGTTCGAGTTCGAGCACGCGGGCCTGCTCGACGGTTTCGGCGCGGTCGGTCCGCTGCCGTTCGAGCGCCGCGATCACGTCGGCGTGGGCGTTGCGCTCGCTGTAGCCCTTGCTGACGACGCCCCGCTGTCGGAGGGCTTCAGCGATGCGGCGGTAGGAGCCGCCCTGCTTGCGGAGGGTCAGCGCGGCGAACTCGCGGTCCTCGCGGCGCAGGCGCGCGGGCGCGGTGGGGTTGTTCTGGAGGTTGTCGGCCATACGGAGGCGTCGCTCGCTTTACGAGAACGCCGCCGCCGTATGCCTGGAAGGCAACCCGGCGTGCGGACGGGTGGATCAGTTAGCTACCGCTGGTCCGACCTTCAGCCGGAGCGGCAGCGCGGCGGCCGGTGACGCGGGCCACGGCCCGGCCGGCGGCACCCAGAAGATTCCGAGCACCAGCGCCAATGCGACCAAACAGGTTCCGCACGATGAGTTACCTCCTTCCTACGAGAGATCCCGGAAGCGACGGTCGATGCGAAGCAACGGCTCGGGGGGCACCGCTGCTTCGAGTTGGATGCCGAGTCGTTCTGCCAGAAGCATACCGTCAAGGTACTTGTCGCCGTGCTCCATTAGGTCGGTCTTCTGGAGGAACTCGTCCTTCTGCGCCCGCGACTGGAAGCAGACCGCGACCCAATACTCCGAGTCGGTGGTGTCGGTGAAGCGGTCTTCCTCGCGAGCCGAGCGAGCCTTGAAGCCGGCCAAGACCTCCGACAACTCTTCCTTCGCGAGCGCCTCGGCCTCGTCAATCGTGGTCGGCTGGCCGTCGTCGTCGCCCCCGCCGTCGAGGGTGAGCGACTGGTCGTCCCCGAGCGCGAAGTCGTCCCCGCCGAGCGAGAACTCCAGATCCTGGCTGCTGGTGCGGCGTGGTGGCACGGTGCCTCCTACAGTCGGCCGGTCAGGCCGAAGATGATGACGGCGAGGGCAGCGCCGACGACGATGCCGGCTCCGACCGAGACGCAGATCAGCGAGAAGACCCAGGTGACGACTTGGTAGGCGAGCATCGTCTCCTGCATCGACGTGTCCGGACTGTGATCCTCGGGCGCGGAAGGGACCGGCCAGATGGCCGGCATCTCCTGGGCGTCAGGCGTAGAAGTCACGGCGGCGCTCCATCCGGAACAGTTCGAGGTCCGCGAGCGGGAACCACTCCAGCACCCGCTGGAAATCGCGGGGCGACTGCTCGCGGAGCGGGGCCATGAACCGATAGTCGAGGCCGTCGAAGGTCCGTCCGAACCACTTGTAATCGACGGGAAGCTTGACGCCAGACTGCTTGATCTCGGAGATCAACTGCTCTTTGCGCCAGTCGAAGACCGGGAAGAAGGTCCGCTTGCCCTCGTTGAGCGGGCCGTGGCGCTTGATCGCGGTCCACCGCTGCGGACTGTCAACGGCGCGGACGCCGACCGCGCAGAACGTCTGCTGCGGAAGGCCGAAGATGTGCTTACTGACGACGAAGGCGTCCGGGTAGTCGTACTTCAGGAGGTTGGCCTGCTCGATGATGGCGCAATGCTCGGGCGGCTGGAAGATCAGCGCGTTCAGCCAGCGGTAGAGCGAGGGGTGCGGCAGGCGCAGGATGCGGGTGTCGAAGACCCGCTCGTAGTAGCGGAGCGACCGCTCGATGAACTCCAGGTCCGGCACGAGGTACATGTAGACGGGGAAGACCTCGATACCGTGCTTCCGCAACTGGAGCCAGCAGGCGATGGAGTCCTTGCCCGTCGAGAACGAGAGCAGCGCCTTGCCACCGCCCTGCTCTTTGACGTAGCGGCAGAGTTCGTCGGACGACTCGAACTGCACGTATCGGCATCCTTTCTCGGTCGGTCTGGGTGCTCCAGACGGTCAAATGTGAGCATAGCACGGCCCGGCGGCCGGCTTCCTGGGGCCATCCTGGTAGCCTCCTGGGGCCATCCTGGGGCCAGTACGGTGATTCTTGCCTCCTGGGGCCATTGTGGGGCTTCCTGGGGCCATTGTGGCATCTCTAGGGATGATACGGCTTCCGGGGCTTCCTGGGGCCATTGTGGGGCCAGAATCGGCCATCCTGGGGCCATTGTGACCAGGATGGGGCTACCGGGCCATTCTGGGGCTTCCTGGGGCCATTCCGGGCCAGTCTGCCATCTCTAGGGCTGTTACATATGCAACAGTCAAAATGGGTTGACAACCATCTCTAGGGATGGTAGAGTCAATCTTGCCAGGAGGCACTAGCCTCTTGAGCCAGCCAGGAGATACCACGGTGACAATCAAGGCTTCGGATCTGTCCTTTGGGGTTGAGATTGAATGCCTCATGCCAGCGGGCCGGCAGTTTGCAGCCGGTGGCTACCATCGGGGCCAGCAGATCCCGTCGCTCGGGGAGTGGTCGGCGGCCGGCTGGAATGCTCAGGCAGATTCGAGCGTGTCGGGCGGCGTTGAGGTTGTCTCTCCCATCCTGACCGGGGAAGAGGGGCTGTACCAGACATGGGCGGTCGTGGAGTACCTCGCTTCCATCGGCACCCAGGTTGACCGGCGGTGCGGCCTGCATGTGCATGTGGACGCACGGTCGCTCACGGAAGCCCAGGTGCGGACCATCCAACGGGAGTTTCAGAAGGTCGAGCGAGCGTTCTACGCGCTGAACGCTGAGAAGGCCGGGGAGCGGTGGGGCAGCATCTACTGCATGCCGTACTCGCGGGTGGGGGCCGCTCAGGCAGACGGCACCCGGTACATGAGCCTCAACATTCAGAACTGGCTCCGGGGGACGCGCTCAAAGAAGACTCTGGAGTTCCGGCTCTTCGCTGGCACGATGGACCCTCGCAAGGTCATGACGGCGGTCCTGATGTGTGTCTCTCTGGTGGCGGCAGTTGCCAACGGCGAGACGTTCGCAGAGAAGCCCGATGCGGTGGGCCAGACCAAAGTCCTCATCAAGCAGGCTATCCAGAAGCATCGCATCGTTGAGGGCCACGGTGTCTCGGATGTGCTGCGGTACATGCTAGAGGAAGTGGGCCGGGCCACCATACCGGCCTAACGGCCCGGCCCCATCCCTACCAGGAAGCCCCCGGAAGCCGGGGGCTTCCTACATGACCGGCCCATGCGGGCCGGCACATGTGGCCCGGACGGAAGCGGCCGGGCCACATGTGCCGGTAGCAGAATCGGCCCAGGAAGCCCCAGGAAGCCCCCGGATCGGCCGGGTGCTATGGGGATAGTACCGGCCCCCATTCCGGGCCTCCTGACGGCCATCTGGCCCCATTCTGCGGCATTTTATGTTGTCAGTCTGGCCCCATGTGATGCCAGAACGGTCACAGGAAGCCCCAAACCCGGCCGGCTGGCCCCAGGATCGGCCCGGCCGGAATCGGCCCCCGGAAGCCCAGGAATCAAGCCCCAGGATCGGCCGGCAACGGCCCGGCCTACCAGACCAGACCAGGAGGGTAGAGAGATGACAACAGGCACACAAGAGCTAATCCAGAAGGCGCTGTCGCTCGGCGGGCACAAGCGGAAGGCCGGCAAGCCGGTCCAGAAGAAGCGCCGGATCGTCTGCCACGAGGGGACGGGCACCGGCATTGTCAAGGCCGTAGTCGAGCGGCTCGGCGGCGTGCTGCGGGTGGTCAATACTCTGGAAGAGGCGCAGACGCTCTCGTTCGACGGGCTGCTGCTCCTGGGTGGGGCCGACATCAACCCGGCGTGGTACGGCGAGGCCATCACCCATGCCACCCGGATCGACCAGAAGCGCGACATCATCGAGTGGTGCCTGATCCGGCGGGCCATCACGGCGGGCGTCCCGGCGATGGGCATTTGCCGGGGCAACCAGATGCTCGCGGCGGCGCACGGCGGGAGTCTGTACCAGGATCTGCTGGCAGACGGCGTGACGACGCGCAATCACAGCGGCCGGGGCCACCGGCTGGTGGACGTGATGCGCCCACTGGCCCGCCACATGCCGGGCACCCGACAGGTCAACTCGTACCACCATCAGGCCGTCAAGACGGTCCCGCACGGCTTCGACGTGGCGGCAGAGTCCGAAGACGGGGTGATCGAGGCGATCTGGCGACCGGGCTACCTGGGCGTCCAGTGGCACCCGGAGTTGCTGATCGGCCAGGGCGATTCGGATTGGGTGACGCTGTTCAAGTGGTTCATGGCCGGGCTAGACTAAGAGCGCGAGGGATGGCAGACGGGCGTCTGCCATCCCGTCACTGGAGGCCCGACATGACAGCGCCAGCCACGAAGAGGAAGCCGCGAAGAAAAGCGGCACCCCGGACGTACTCAACCCAAGAGGTCGCGGACATGGTGAACCGTGCCCGCGTGACCGTCCGTCAGCTTGCACAGAAGTACGAAGACGACCCGAAGCCCATCGGCCAGAAGATCGGCCGCGACTGGCGCTTCACCGACGAGGACGTAGAGCGTATCAAGGTGCTTCAGCCACCCGACGAGGCTCGTCTGCGGCGGCTCCCGGAAGTCGCGCCCTGACCCTGGCTCAGTTCACCGAAAAGCCCGCCCGATCCTTCACGTTCTGCGTGAGGGTATCGAGGCGGGCTTTTTGCTGCTCGGAGAGCGGCTCGACGGCGAGTTCGGCCGCGCGCTGCTCGACATGCTCCAGCGTCAGCGTGCCGCCGACGTAGAGGATCTCCAGGGTGTCGATCTGCGAGTCGATCAGCGCCGCCCTGAACCGTGCCTGTGCATCCATGACGCCCCTCCCGTCATGGATTCTACCTACGCGGACTTCGCCCCTTGCGCCACGCGGACGTAACGGATCGTCCCGTCGAGCGCGAAGACCATCTTCACCCGCCGAGTGGCGAGCAGGCGGTCCAGGGCGGCGAGCCACTCGCGCCGCGTGGCATCGACCTCGACGGCCTCGGCCAGCGCGACCGCCGACATCGAGCCGTGCGGCTGGAGATCGAGCAAGTTGTAGATCGCCGTCTCAAACTCGGCGGTGCGCTTCGGGTCGGGCGGCGCGTTCTTCGGAGGACGGCCGCGACGGGGACGCTCCGGCTCCACGACCGGCCGGGCCACGATCACGCGGGCGACCACCGACCGACCGCACATCAGGCAGTCCACGTCGTCGTCTGCGATGTGCGAGACGTAGCTTGACGGCCCGGCTCCGCAGGCCGGGCAGGACGGGTGCAGCACCACCTTGCGCGGGGTCATCACGAGCGTAGCCATGCGTCGTCTCCCTCCAGTTCCCTGCTCAGGCGCTTGATCGCCGCGTTGAAGGCGGCGAGAACGGCCTCGTGGCCCTCGTACTTGTTGAGCCAGGAGATGTGCGTGTCGGTGCCGTTGGTCGGGTCGAGCGCCGCGTTGCAAGCCCGCTGGAGTTCCCAGGTCGGGCAGACGCGCCAGACCGCGCCGAGTCCGGTGAAGCGGACGGCGTGCGGGCTGCGGTAGTCGCAGGCGACGCCGTTGGCGTCCTGGGCCAAGTCGTAGCGGCTCCAGTTGGCCGGCTTGACGATCAGGCGGCGAGCCTTGCGGAGCGCGTCCAGCACGGCCTGGGCCGAGATGATGATGTCGTTGCGGCCGACCTTCTTCGAGAACTGGCCGGAACGACGGTCGAGAGAGATGACACGATCCACCGAGAGCCTCCTAGCGGGAGAGAATCGCGGCGACCTCGCTATCTGTCGGGCGTCGGTGTCCCTTGCTGCGATTGCAGGGGTGACACGACGGAACAAGGTTCTCCATCGTGTTCGAGCCACTGTGACAGAGCGGAAGGACGTGATCCCACGTCTCTTGTTCGCCGCCGCAGTAGCGGCACGGGCCAACGAGCAATTTCAGCAGGCGACCTTGGAGACGACCGGGTACTCCCCATCGCCGCGCTCGTGCATTGGCTCTGACAGCAAAAGAGATCGAGCGGTACGACCAGGATTTCGCCTGCGCGTACAACCGCGACCTCTCGTTGTGTTCCGTCTTGTGTTCGCTGTAGTAGCGTCTCTGTCGTTCGTTCAGTTCAGATCGGTGCCGCTCCTTGTACCGTGTCCGATTTTCTCGGACCTTGGCTGGATCTCTTCCTGTGCCAGTCCCGCGCAACGATGCGGCGTAACACTGGCGCGAGCAATACGGGCGATTTGCGTAACTCGGGCTGACCAGTTCGATCTGCCCGCACCGGCGGCACGTCCTTTCGACCATCGCTACCTCGCTAGAACTTTGAGGATCTCGGGCCAGTCAGAGGGCTTCCATACGAACACCTCGACGCCTGGGATCTGACGGAACAAGTCGAGCCACTCCTGCTGCTCGGGGCTGACGCGCCCCTTCTCGCTCTTCAGTTCGGCCACGATCAGGCGCGAGCCTCGGAACAGGAACAGGTCGGGCCAGCCCTTCTTGTTGCGTCGGCGCTTGACGGCTTCGCCGCAGCGGTCGCACTTGCGCGGCGTGTTGGTCGCCTCGTCGTGCCAGGAGGCCCACCCCATCAGGTCGGCCGTGGCGACGACTTGGCGGTGCAAGACCCGCTCGGGCACGGATGCCGCGAGCGGGTCGATGGCGGTCGAGCGGTAGCCGAGCGGACGGCCACGCTGTCCTGTGAAACGGGCTACCATGTTGTCATTTTAGCAAACATTTGTTGTCACTACAAGGGAGCATCAGGCGAGCCGCGTGCAGCCGCTCTCGGTCATCGTGATGTCCTTGCCGTCCTGCATCAGCCGCCCGATCTCCCGCCGGACGATCTGCGGCGTGCTGCCCACCTGGACCGCGATCTCCTGGTACGTCGTCCAGCGGTCGGACGGGATCAACGTCAGCAGGACGTACGGGTCGATGCTCCGCTCGATCATGCCGCCGTCGCCGCTTGCTGCTTGTGGCGCTTGCCGGCCCGGTGCGCGTGGGACGGCTTCGGCGTGGCCTTCGCCTGCATCCAGCCGCACTCGCAGCGGGCCTGATAGTGCGTCTCGATGCCGTGCGGCCCCCGGACCGGCACCGGCTGGTCCCAGGTCCGATGCTTCACAGGTCGAGTTTCCATTCGTCCTCCCACGGCTCCCGGACGTAGGCGTTCTGCGGCCCCAGGTCAACCATCGCCAGGACGCCGATCAGCACCCCGACGATGGCACCGGCACAGAACGCGACGGCGATCTTCAAGACGGTCACGATCCCCCCGATCTCGCGTTGAAGGGGAAGCCCCGCCCCGCGCGCGGCTTCGAGTCGGTCATCGCGAATCCCTCATGACATGGATGCTGCCGTCCCAGAACGGCAGCAGGAAGACCTCGAAGACCCATTCGAGCGGCCGACTACAGGTCATCGTCGCCTCGCCGCAGCAGAGGCAGTAGACGCCCTTGAACGGCCAGCGCCAGATGTAGGCCGGCAGGAGCGACGGCTCGTCGCAGCACGGCGTCATCGCGCCGCCAATTCCAGGCGCACGAGCGTCGTCTCGACGTGCTCGGGCGTCTCGCCGGTGATCTCGTAGGTCGCCACGTTCCGGATCGTCTTCACGATCAGGAGGTTGTCCACGCGCTCTAGGAAGCTTGGGTCAGCCGTCCGCAGCAACTCCTTCGACCACGAGGCGTCGAACTCCCAATCGCCCCGCAGCGCGACGCCGGCGACCGTGCCGTCCTGCTCGTAGATCATGTCGAAGTACATCAACCCTCACCCTCCTGAGTCGCTCTCCAGGCCGCGAGCAGCCGGCCGAGTTCGCACGCCTCGGTGTGCCCCTGCTCGCGGGCGTTGAAACAGGTCGCACACACGTCGGTCGGCCGTTCCTGGTTGAAGTACATCCCCTCCCACTCGCGGGCCTCGACCCACCGGGCGAGCATCTCGCCGGCGTTCAGGCGGTCGATGGTGGCGTCGTCGGGGATGCAGACGATCTGGCTCCCCTTCCCGAAGGCGACGTTTCCAGTGCAGACCGCCCGCGCCGCCTCGGTCGCCGTCTCCAACTGCGCGAACGGCTCGGGGCGCTCGCCGCGATCCCAGGCCGCGCACGCCTCGATCCAGCGGTATCGCTCGTCAATCGTGCTGGCCTCGGGGTCAGGACGGAAGCGGCGCGGGTCGCCGCCCAGGAAGGTGCCGTACTCCCACCCGGCCCGGTGGCACCCGCTCTTCAGCGCGGCGACCTCCTGTTCCAGCCTGACGGCCAGGGCGCGGGCGTCATCCCGCTGGCTCTTCAGCACGGCCTTCGTTTCGCTCATGGGCTTCCTCCTATGCGGGCATCGGCAGCGCCAGCCCCCGGCGCTGCCATTCGAGCCACGCCTTCAGGGCGGCGAGGCGGCTCCGTTTCGTCGGCGGGCGGTCGTCGTGGTGGCAGGGCGAGCACTTGAAGCGCGTCAGCACCAGGGCGACGGCGATGCCGGCGACGGCGACCGCGATCTCGCCCTGGAGGCCGTCAACCACCGACTCCACGGCCGAGAGCGCGACCAGCAGGCGCATGCCGATGGTATGGAGCCAACGCTGCCAGGGGAGCACTTCAAGCTGACGGGTCAGGTGCAGCAGGAAGGCGGCGAGCGACGGCAAGGCGAGGCCCAGGCCGACGATCTCCAGCGCGGCGTCGATCAGTTCGAGTAGGTCAACGTAGGTCATCCGTACCTCCGCTGCGTGGTCGCCCATTCGGCGCGCAGCATCGCGGCCATCAGTCGCTTGCCGTGCTCGATCCTGCCCTCGCCCTCGCGGGGAGGGGAGAGCAGGACGCAGACGGCGCAGTCGTCGGGCGTCTCACAGGGGAGCGCGCCCGACTCGTCGTGGAGGATCTCCACGAAGATCGCGTTGCGCGGGCCGTTCGAGTCGGTCTTCGTGGCGGTCACAATCGGCTACGACTCTGCTCGCCCCTGAATGGAGCGGGCATCCGTCACCAGGGCGGCGAGGCCGGTGATCGAGACGTAGCGCGGCAGCGGACGACCCGCGAACGTCACCAGCAGTTCGAGCGCGTCGGTAAGTTCAGCCAGGAGCGCGGTGTGTTCGTCCTGACGGGGCGGCGCTGGGGACTGATGCTGCGGCGGCGCGGTCTTCATGGTTTCGTTCCTCCACTCGGGCTTGGTGGCGAGAATGCCCTGGGTCCACTCGGCGTACATCTCGCCGTTCCAGATCCCATCGACCCAGGACTCGGGGATGGCGTAGGCGATGGCGGCATCCTCGGCGGGGGTGCCTTCTGCCATGAGGGTCCAAATCTCGCGGACTTCCTCGCGGGTCAAGGTGCGGATCGGGGATGGAGCGTCTGGATGGTCGGGAGTCGTAGATTCCTCAGTGATCGAGGCGTCAATCACCTGGAAGTCGCCGCGCCGCTCCATCGCCCGGAGTTCCTGCTGCCGATCCTCGGCCTCGTGCAAGATCGCGAACCGATGGATGAATGCGGCGCGGTGCAGGCTGTGGGTCCGAGAACGGTCAACCCCGCGACCGACCGGGCGAAACTGGACGTTGTTCGGAGTGACGCGAACGATCTTGACCGGGACTCCGCGCCCCTGAGCCGACACGCAGACCCACGAGTCCCCCTCCTTCGGCTCGACGGTCCTCATTTGCCCTGCTTCCACTAGGCGCTCTCCCTCATGGCCCGACGAGCAATGGACGCCAGGAACATCCAGCCGGGCGGCGCGGTATCTCGGTGGGGGGCCGGGACTTTGACGACCGCGCGAACCTCGGGCTGACCCTTCGGCCAGCGGGCGCGGTGCCAGTCGTCAAGCTCGACCGGCTCGACTTCGATCAGGCCGCACTCGGGCGGGATCTCTTCGGGCTTCAGCAGTCCGGATGGCGTCGCGAAGTAGAAGTAGTTCGAGTAGAGCAGGCCCATGCGGCGCTTCAGTGGCTGCTTGATCTCACGCCGAAAGTCGCCGCGGCTGATTTTGACCTCGTAGGCGAAGCGGTTCTGGCCGGTCGAGGGCCAGAGGCTCATGGCCCAGGCGTCGAGCCGCTGCTCGACGCCCTTCCCGTAGCCGGTCCCGATCCGCAACTCGCGGAAGAACGCCCACCGTTCGGGCGGCGAATGGCGCATGGCGAGCGCGGCCAGGATCTCGTGGTTGCCGATCTCGGTCATGACGCCTTTGCTCGCAGCGCCCGCTCGATGTCGAACGGGGATGGCGTCAGACGGCAGATCAGCCCGTTCCAGGTGAAGGATGTCGCGCCGCGAAGGTACTCGTGGACCAATACCTCGTCAGTCCCGTCGCGACGGCCGCGCCAGTGCTCGCTGACCCAATGGCGAAGGGCGGCACGGCGCGACTTCCCCTCGGGGATGTCACGAAGGCGAAAGACCGCCCTCGCCCCCTCCGGATCAGTGGGGAACTCGACGCCGGGGAAGCCTTCGTGCGCCAGATACACTCGCCACTGGTAGCGTTTCGTGAACTGCATGCCGAGCGCGACCTGGAGGCATAAGTTCCGATGTTCGCTGTCGGTAAAACCGTCGCCAAAGGCGTAGCTTGCGAAGCCGGTCTGCTCGACCAGTCGTTTTGGCCCGGTCACCATCCAGTCAGTCCCGCTGCGCGGGGCGTAGTAGAACCGCGTCAGTTCATCAAGGCGACCGCCTCCCCCGATAAGCGCGGTGGTCATTTCGATGTGCTGCGGCCGACCCGGCAACACCAGCCCCTTCACTTCCTTGAAGGGGGCTTGGCGATACCGGACCAGGGCGTAGCCTTCCGGACACCCGGTAAACCCGACGATGAGGCGAACGTCGACCGGCGTATCAAGGTCGTCTAGCTTGGCGTCCGAGAACAGGGAGTCGCGGTCGCCGTCGTGGGTCATGTCGGCGTCAAGGAGCGGCTCGGCGCGGTCGAAGAACTTCGCCGTGACCTTCTGCTCCGGGCCAATCAACTGCTTCGGCTTCCACTTCGCGTCGGCAAGCAGATGGTCGATGGTGCGGTCGATCATCGCTTCAATCGCGGCAGCCCTGGCCTTGTCAACTTTCGGCACGCTCTTTCCCCCCTTGCTTGACTTCGCCCATCAGTTCCCCTCGGGCACCGCCGTCGCCAGCGACCGCAGCCGCCGGTAGCAGGGGCGGCAGGACGGGTTGACCTCGGCGTCGTTCATGTCGGTCGCGCCGAGCGGGTACGCGATCAGGAACAGCGTCGCGGGAGCCTCGCAACCGATCCCGTCCGGGCCGTTCGGCAGGCCGGTGCAGCGCACGTCGATACCCTGCGGCACCGGGACGGCCTGGGCTTCGATCAGGGCGTCGTCCCGCATCGTCGCCATCGTCTTGATCGTCATGCGACCCCCGGCAGCGCAGCCTGGAGCACGACGGCCTCCAGCATCGGCCAGTAGCCCGGCTCGCGCTCGATCAGCCACGCCTCGCGTCCGTAGGCGCGGGCGACCTTGCCAGTCGTGCCGGTGCCGGCCCACGGGTCGAGCACCACGTCGCCGGGGCTACTGAACAGGCCGATCAGGCGGGCGACCAGCGCCTCGGGGAAGGCCAGCGGCTGGCCCGCCCCCGAGCGCCGTCCGGGCGGTAGCACCCACACGTCTTTGGTCGCTTCGAGGTAGTCGGCCACTCCCCACTCGTTGGACATGCCGGCGACGCTGTACGTCTCCTTCGAGGCCAGCAGCACCATCTCGTGGACCGGCCGGGCGTACGGGTTGGTCGGCGCTCCGAACGCCGTCGTGGAGGCCGTGGGCGTCACGCCGTCCGTGGCCTTGACCCACACAATCGGCTCGCGCAGCAGCCAGCCCATCGGCAGGAGCAACTGCGCCGCGATCACCGACGCCAGCGGGTAGGCCCGGTGGTGCGCCGTGCGGATCGTCTGCGGCACGTTCAGCGCCAGGACGCCGCCCGTCTTCAGCACGATCTGAAGGTGCGCCAGGGTGCGGCCGAGCATGTGGAGATACTCGGGTAGCGGCAGCGAGTCGCCAGCGCCGCCGTCGCGGTAGTCGTAGCCGACGTTGTAGGGCGGGCTGGTGACGACCAACTGGACGCCGCCGGCCTCGATATCGGACAGGGCGGCGAGGTTGTCGCCCCGATAGAGCCTGCTCTCGCTCATGCGAATCCCTTCATCAACATGAATCTCTGGCCGGCGCGACCGCACTCGTCATCGCACCAGACGTTGTGTTTGCTGACCGGCCCGCCCCGTTTGCCGACGCCGGCCTGCAACTGCGCCTTCGTCGGGTGGCCGTCAAGCCGCACGTAGTCGAGCGCCCTGAGCCGCCCGAGCACCATCGCCATCCGTCGCCGCCACTCCAGCGGGATGCCGGTCAGGCGGGCGTCGTCGCGGAAGCGTCGGATCGTCACCAGCGAGTCGGTGCAGACCTTCCCGGACCAGCCGTACGGCAGCGCCTCCAGGCCGGAGAGCAGCGCGTAGAACTCGGTCTGGTTGTTCGTGACCGGCCCGCCGACCTCGGACGGCAGGATCACGCCGCTGGCGTGCCAGATGCGGTAGTCGTCAGCGTCCACATGGCACGTCGCCCAGGTGCCCGCGATGGGCGACGGGTTGACGCGCAGCACCCCGCCGTCCGCATAGATCGCCGCCGCGCTCACGGCGCGACCGCCGGCATGTCGCCGCAGTAGGCGCACCAGCCGCGCCCACCGTCGCCCTCGTGGCCGGGGCAGACCTGACGGAAGCGGTGCTCCCACAGGTCGCCCTCGGTGGCGGTCAGCAGGCCCACCGCCACGAACGCGCCGACCGCGCCGTCCGTCATGTCGAGCACGGCCGGCTCGATGCCGTTCCGCATCTCTTCGTGCATCTGGCGCAGGAAGGTGTCGGCCTTTGCCCGCATGATCGCGGCCGACTCCGAAGCCGGCCTGCCCTCGGTGCCCGAGTCGCGCTTCAGCATCCCGAGCGTGATGTAGCTGAAGGCGTCCACCAGTTCGGCCAGCCCGTATTCGAGCGGGTCGATCTTCGAGTCGAGGTTCAAGAGTTCGCCGTACTCCTGCAACCCCTTCTGCTCCTGCTGTTCGAGCAGCACCCGGAACATGGTCCGGACGTGCAGCCCGATGGGTTCCGATCCTCCGAGCATCAAGCCACCACGCTTTCCGCAACCTGGGCGACGCACCAGACCACGGCCATTCGGCCGCTCATGGTCCGGCGGCGCTGGCCGCTGTCGATCACCGAGCGGCGCAGCACCAACTCGCGGCGGCGGGGCCGCTCGGTGTTGGCCGGCATCGCCAGGATCGCCTGGATCTCTTCGTCGGTCGCGCCGCGCTCGCCGCGCTTCACCAGCAGGGCGAGCACCTGGGCGCGCAGCGTGTTCGGGTCGCGGACGGCCCGCGCCGCCGCCTCGGATGTGTCGGAGCCGGCCACGAACGGCGGGACGCCGTTGTACTCGGTCATAGCCGGGGCATCCGCTCTTCGCGCAGCGCGCCGCAGTAGTAGCCGGCGCTCGGCACGGTGCAGATGAACTTGAACTCGCCCTTGCCCTTCGTGGCCTCCGGCTCCAACTTGGCTCGCAGGCGGGCGATGTTCACTCGCAGGAGATGGAACTCGCACTCGTACTCCTGGCCCCACACCAGCGTCAGCAGCCGGGAATGGGGCACCACGAGGCCGTTGGCCCCGATAACCACCATCAAGATGCGCCACTCGACCGGCGTCAAGTGGACCTTCTTGCCCTTGCGCCGGACCTCGAAGTAGCCCGGCGAGATGACCCAATCGCCCACGCGGATCACCTCGGAAGGGCCAGCGACGCCCTCGACCAGCGTCTGGAGGGTTCGCGCGTCGATGACCGCGAGGCCGGCGGCTTCGAGCCGCTGGACGGCCTGACGGGTGACAGCGGCCGTGGCGCGGCGGCGGGCGGCGGCGAGCAGATAGGGGTCGGGCGCGTCGCGGTCGTCGGCCCGCCAGCGGGACATGCTGGTGCGCGGCTCTGCGAGATTTGCTACCACGATGTTCTCTCCAGAGGTTGTTTCGGATGCCACAGGCGGTCAGCGCGGGCCACAAAGAACGGCCGACGCTGACCGCCGACCGTTACGCCTGGACAGCGGCCGGCAGGATCACCCGCTGGCCGTCGTACGGCGTCCCCTCGATCTTGATGGGGTAGAGCGTGGTCCGCTCGTACGGCCGCGCCTTGAACGTCCGACCCTCGAACGCCCCGTTCCAGCAGGCCGCGACCACCCGCGCCACGATGGCCGGCGCGCGGCGAGCCAGCGGCGTCGTCAGCATGTACTCGCGGAGCACCAACTCCGGCGACTCAGCCCGCAGTCCGTCAGCTTCGGCCGTGGTGCGCCAGAACGACTCGGCCAGTTCCGGCTGGTGACGGAACGTGATGAGTGCGACCGCGAAGCACGCCCCGGTGTACAGCCGTTTCGAGTGTCGCCCCTTGCCGATGACCCTGGACGCCTCGCGAACCTCGGGTGCCCACTCGAAGATCAGCGCCTTGCGGGCGTCGGGGTGGACGCCGCGCGTGCCGCGATCCATCTTGGCGAAGCCGGTGCCGATCAGCGAGACGGCCGCGCTGGCGTTCTTCACGTCGAGCGCCGTCAGGCCGATCCGCTCGAACGCCCCTTCGGCGTGCAGCACGTCCCGCAGGGTGCGGCCGATGCCCCGGTCGAGCCGTCCGTACTCGGCGTCGAGTTCGCCCTCCGACTCGCAGGAGGCTTCGATCACGACCACCGTCGCCGGCATGCCTGACAGCACGATTGCGCTCAGGCGGTGCTGGCCGTCGATCAGGTAGGTTCGCTTGCCGACCGTCCGGACCTGGATGGCCGTCGTCTCGAAGGTGCCGCGCCGAATCGTCGCGGCCAGCATCTCGACGTGCCCCTCCCGCAACGGCCGCTGTCGCGGGTACTTCCAATCGGTGAGCCACCGCGCCGCCATCTCGGGCGTCACGGTCACGACGCGCGTGTCCAGCAGCCCGCTCGGCGCGGGCCAGATTCCTTGTGCCACCACGTTGTCTGCTCCTGGTTACAGTGCGCGTAGGTCGGTGTGTCGGACCTCGAACGTCTTCCCCTTCGCCATCTCTCGGATGCGGCTGGCGCTCCGTGGGCCGATGCGCTCCATCAGAGCCGGGGGCTTCAGGTTGGTCGTGATGATCGTCCGCGCGTTCCGGTTGTACCTCCTGTTGAAGAGATCGAATATCGTGGCTTCCAGCCACTCGGCTCCGGCCTTCTCGGTGCCCAGGTCGTCAAGGAACAGCGCGTCCACGCCGACCAGGGCATCGGTGATGTCCGTCTCCGAAAATGCCGAAGTCCGGGAGTAGGTCGATTTGATGCGCGCCAGCAGTTCCGGCGCGCTCTTGAACAAGACCGTCTGCTCGCGGAGCGCAAACTCGTGCAGCAGGGCGATAGCAAGCGCCGTCTTGCCGTGACCGGGCGGTCCATAGAGGATCAGCCAGGAGTTCGACTGGTCTAGCCATTTCCGCATCCGCACCACCACGTCTCCGGCCCAGGCCACGTCCGGGTGAGCGGCGGCGAACCAGTCGAGCGTCGCGTGCTGGTAGCGGGGAGGGACGGCCTCGTCGTGCCAGAACGTGGCGAGTTTCGTGCGGACCCGCCGGTCGTGCCAGTAGCGCCGCACCCGCTCTCGGTACTGCTCGGCGGCGACCTTAGCCGCGTCGGCCTCCGGGCAGGAGCACCACTCGCGGTAGGCCATCGGCGGGTCTTCAGGATCGTCAGGGATTACGCCCAGACGCTGGCCGTTGTCGTCCACCGGCAGCGGCACGTAGCCCCATTTGCCGCCGTTGCCGCCACACCAGCAGTCGGCCGGTCGCTCGGTCG